GTTTCTAATGTAAAATTATTGTCCCAATCACCATATTGTGTCTTAACACAATATTTTTTACCATAAATAGTTCCATATTTCATATAATTTTCTTTTTTATTATCATTTAATATTTTTTTTCCATTTTCATCATCATTTAATATTTTTTTTCCATTTTCATCATCATTTAATATTTTTTTTCCATTTTCATCATTTTCATCATTTGTTATATTTTTATTATAATCAGTTTTATAAATCTCCCATTCTTCTTCAGTTTTTATATATTCAATATTATTTTCTTCATTTTCTTTTACCATTTTATGGTGTTTATCCATACCAGTATCTTTTGAAATAATATATGGAGGGTCAGTTAAAATTAAATCAACAGAATTATTTGTAATAGTTTTTAGATATTCTAATCCTTCGCAATTTTTTATTTCTATTATTTTCTCTTCCTTTTTCTCTTCCTTTTTCTCTTCCTTTTTCTCTTCCTTTTTCTCTTCCTTTTTCTCTTCCTTTTTCTCTTCCTTTTTCTCTTCCTTTTTCTCTTCCTTTTTCTCTTCCTTCTTCTTTTTGTTTAATTTAATTCTGGATGACATTTTATATTAATTACAAATATAATTTATTTTATTATTAATATTTATTACTATAGTTTTATATTTCAATTTTATAAATTAATAAAAAATTGATTATTATAATATATAATATAATCTATAAAAATATAAAATTAAATTATAAACTAACTTATATAAAATGGATAATAACAAATCAAATAAAGAAACTACAGATATACCAGATACACCAGAACATAAATTATGTTATTGTTATAGTAAAAATTCTCACGATATGAGAGCGTGTGGTTTGTGTTATACATTTTGTTATAAACCTGATGAAATAGAACAATGTTATTTTTGCCCTCGTTATTTTAAGGAATATTATGAATCAGGATATTTTATTACAAAAGAATTAGGGTCTGAACCAGAATGTTGTTGTACTGTCGCTTTTTTACCTTGTAAATTACCATTATTCTTTCCTTGTTTATTAGGTTCACTTTTTAATAATATAATAAATTATTGTCGTAATACTGAAGCTAATTATTTATGCTAAAATGTCCAAAAAAAAATAATAAAAATAAAAATAAAAAATTGATTTTTTAAATGATTAACTATAAACAATATATACAAACAAATTGAATAATATAATACTTAAAATGGCGTCTCAAACAGAAAAATCTTATCAATCTTATTTATCTGATATGGTAAATAGCGATATTGAATATCGCACTAAACAAGGCGAAACACCAGAAGAAATGAATTCACGTATTCGTGATAGCATTAGTGTTAAGTTTAACAAAATTTTATTGAGAGAAGAACAAAAAGAACTTTTTAATGTGTGGGAAAAAGAAGTAGCCACATTACCCGCTATTGCTACACGAGAGCAATTGTATGGTATTGCTCCTGAAAAATGTCTTTACATTGTTGGTGTTTAAAAATAATATAATAAAAAATATTTAAAAATAAATATTTAAAAATAATATAATAAAAAATATTTAAAAATAAATATTTAAAAATAAAAAAATGTTTAAAAACTAATTTTTAATTTTTTTTTAATTGTTTGTAACTTTCAATAGTTTCAAATGGTTCATCATTTTCCAAAGGTCTTTTACCATTTACATAACCGTTACCATTTCTCATTTTATTTGTAAAAATAGGTTTAATAGGTGGAGGACTATTACTTCTTTCTGTATTATCAATTGGTTTAAAAGAAGAAAACATAATATACTTAATTTAAACTATTATATTTACCAGAACTTTATAACCAAATATTAGTTATAAACCAATAATATATATATATATATATATAAATATTTAAATTACTTAAAATCAATTTTTATTAAAGTATTATAAAAATTGATTATTAAATTTAAATTATAATAAATTATATAATAAATTATATAATAAATTATATAATAAATTATATAATAAATAAATACAATTTATATAAAAAATGGAGACACCAGAAGCAATTTACTTCTTTACACCAAAATGTGAAAAGTATGGTTATTTGAGTAATTTTTATAAAACAAATTTAGTAGAAAAAGTAGAAAAAGTAGAAGAAGAAACAGACAAACTATTTAATTGTTCGGAGCACTATTTTATGTATTATAAATGTTTAACATTTGACCCAACTAATAGTGAATTATTAGAGAAAATATATTATGAAGAAAGTCCATATAAAGTAAAAAAATTAGGCAGACAAGTAAAAAATTATGATGAAAAAATATGGAGTGAAAAACGCTATTCTATTATGATTAATGCCTTACGCCTTAAATTTACACAAAATGAAACTATTAAAGCTAACTTACTTTCTACAAAACCAAAAACTTTATATGAAGCATCACCTTTTGATAAACTATGGGGAATAGGTTATTCAGCTAAAAACGCAATTATTAAAGACAAAATAAAGTATGGTCAAAATTTATTAGGCAAAGCATTAATGCAAATTCGAGATGAATTATGAATTATGAATTTTTAATTTCAGTAATTTCAGTAATTTTATTAATTATGATTTTTTAAATCTTAAATTATTTATTAGTTTATTTAGTAGTTTATTTTTTTTAATTATTATATTATTATATAGTAATTAAAATAGTAATTATTAAACTATAAATTTATTAAACTATAAATTAATTATTATTTAAAAATGGAAACTATTATTGACAAAGAACCCCAAAGTAGTGAAACACAAATAGATGATAATATAAAAGAAGAAATAAATAATAAAAATAGACTTAAAGAACAACTTAAAAATTTAAAAATAAATGAAAGACATCAACTATTAAATACTATTTTATTAGAAGAAAGAAATGAATTTATTATAAAACAAAGAAAAGAAGAACAAGAAGAAGAAAAAGAATTTTCTAAATGTCCTTTATCAAAAAAAATTAAAATAATGAATTTTGAAATTCAAGATTTAAAAATGGAATTACAAAAATCTAAAAATGAAATGAATGATATGAAGAATAATATCAAGAATAATATTAAGAATAATATTAAGAATAATATCAAGAATAATACAACGAACGATAAAAAAAAAGAGTGTAAAATAAATACATATTCTAAAAAAAATAAGTGTCCTTATTCATTTTTTTCAATAGGTTCATTAGATATAAATACAAATAAACATACATATAATAATGATGATGAAGAAGAACAACTTGATAAACTTTGCGAAGAATTAACAGAAACATATACAAATAGTTTTTCTTGGTTTTTTACAATAATGTTTATTGTATTTATCTTATTTATTTTAACATCAAAACCAATAAAACCATTAAAACCTATTAATTTATGTGATAGTTTATTTTTTTAATTAAGTTATAATATTTTTAATTAATTTATAATAGTTTATAATACTTTATTTTTTAAATACTTTACTTATTATAATTTATAACCAATAAAAACTCCAAAATCATTAATATTCATAAGTTGAATACCTTTTTCACGAGCAGTTTTAATTTTTCCACTATTTTCAGTAATATCTTTAGCAACAACAAGCGTTGTTTTTCCAGTAATACCAGAACCAATAACACCTCCACCATCAATAACAATTTGTTCCATATCAGAATTTCGAACACCAGTAAAAACAACAATCATACCTTTAAATTTTGACCCATCACCAGACCCATTACCAGTCTCATTACCAGACCCATTGCCAGATCCATCATTACTATTAGTCTTTACTTTTAATTTAATCATCGAATAAAGTTTTAACCATTCTATAAATTTAGGCATACCTTTGTAAAAGACTTCAGTAGATTTATCACTAAATCCATCAATGTTCATAATATCGTCTTTTAAAACAAGTCCTTTTTTCCATTTTACCATAAAATTAGGTATAGCATCAACAATTAATTTAAATTTCTTTTCACCTAATCCCAAACCAAAAATATTACTTGCCATCATAACACGTTCCAATGGTTGTTCGACATCAATCACTTTGTGAATAGAATTATATACATTAGTAGCACTTTTTAATTGAAAGCCATCAATACGAGCCATTACATCAGGTGTTAAATCAAGAATATTTCTAATTTCTTCATAACCGGCATTAACTAATTTATTAACAACACCTTCACCAACACCCGCAATTTTCATAACAGAAAAGAAGGAGATAATACGTTTAACACGCACATCACTATTTGTTTCCATATCATCAACAATAGCATCAACTCGGGTTTCATTCCAATGCCATTTAATAGTATCATCAGGCATTTGTGCGGAAGCCGAACATTTTATAATTTTATAAATATAAGGTATAACATCACCACTTTTAATAATTTGTATTTCTGTTCCTGGTCCAATATTATTATCAACAATATATTTCATATTAAATCCAGATGTATATTGATGGTTATCTCCTTTAATAGTAATAGGTTTATATTGAATACGAGGTGCTAATGCTCCGTGTTTAGAAATATTATATTCCACATTTATAACAGTTGTTGTAGCAATTTGGTCGTCCAGAGCCATTTTATAGGCTACAGAATATTTAGGATTACCACTTGTTACTCGTTTATGTGATTTAGTATTATTACTTAAAATAATACCATCAATTTCATATAAACTTTCTTTTTTAAAATCCATAAGTAATTCAGGGATTTGTGTTTCAGTTAAAGAAGAATAAATTTTATAATTAGCACATAACACTCCTATTTTTTTCAAAGAATTAAATTGGTTTTCATAAGTTAATGTGTCGGGAGAAATCCATTCATAAAAGACAATATCAATATCGTTTACAATTTTAGAATCAGGTTTTTTACTATTTACAATACCAGCAATTAAACTGCGAGCTTTAGGATACAATTTAGTATATTTAGTATCAAAAACATTATTTTTAATAATAATTTCACCACGAATAGCAATATGTTTATGAATAGATAAAAGTGTTTCTATTTCTTTCATATTTAATTTAGTTTTACTTATATTAACGTTTTCTAAAAGATTAGTAATTTCTTGACCTTCATAACCATCACCATGCTTATAAAGTTTCATTTTAAGATTACCATCACCAGCACCACCAGCACTACCACCAGCACTTTTTTCAATAACTAATAAACAACTTAATCCATCTAATTTTTCTGAAATAAGAATAGAACCTTCATTATCTTTTAACCATTTTGTAAGAACTTTTTCACCAGGTTTAACTTTATCAAGAGAACCTAAATAATAAGGTAATTTAACTTTATCTTCATTATTAGTTATAGGTGCTCCTATAGTTTTAAATAGTTCAGCTTCTGGATAACGTTCTTTTAAAATAGTTTCTAAAATATCAAATGTTTTATCAGTTAATAAAGGTTTATCAGTATTATAATAATCATTAATTGCTTTTTTTAAAAGTTTTTCTAATAATTTAATATCTAATTTTAATCCCTCTTGATGAGGTTCTTTTTCAAGTTTTGTAATAAGTGTTTTAGTAATCGAAGACATTTTTATTTAATATAATTTAAAGTTTTATGTTATAATTTAAAGTTTTATGTTATAATTTAAAGTTTTATGTTATAATTTAAAGTTTTATGTTATAATTTAAAGTTTTATGTTATAATTTAAAGTTTTATGTTATAATTTAAAGTTTTATCTTATAATTTAAATATAATTTATTTTTAAATAATCAATTTTTTATAAATCAAAATTTTTTATAAATCAAAAAATAATTATTTAAAAATATATTTAAATAAATCTATTACATATAATTAGTTTAATTATTTTAAATATAATTAATAGTATATAAATAATATTATAATATTAAATAATAGTTTAACCTAAAATGTCAACAGTAGATTTAAAAAAGAAAGTAACATTTGATAAATCAATTATTATTAGTGAAAAAGAAAGTTTAGCACAACAATTAACTGATAATACAGGGGCACAGGGTCAAATAAGATTTAATAAAGACACATTATTGTTTGAAGGTTATCATTCACAGCCTAATAGTGATGCTGGAGCAGATATTTTTGGTAATAAGTGGAGACCATTTACACAAAATGTAGCAAGCACAGATAGTTTAGGTGTAATTAAAGTAGGTTCTAATTTAAATATGAATGCTTTCACAGGTATATTATCATCAACCGCTAACGGTGTAGGTAGATTTTTTCAAAATGTCATAACAGTATCACCTATAGAGGGAGCTGCCGAATAT